TAGGCGTTCCGTTAGAGTGTGTGCCAGTTTTAGCAAGAACTACACGAATATACCTTTTACCACCAACATAACCCACACGGAAAATTCCGCCTGTGCTGTCGGGGTTCCCACCAGTTGAGCCATCTAGCATGAGCCAAATTCCGCCTGCGGAAATTGTCCCATCTATGATGTCAGCTTGTGCGCAATCAGTGTAAGTTGAATCATCATCAGAATGCTCCAATGAGATTTCAAAATATACTGATCCAGAGAGAGTATCTCCTTCTGCGCCTACATCAACCAATACCGTTGCGCTTTCGTAACCTTGAAGATCAACACCTGTTCCATTAGCAGCCGCAGTTTTGACCGCGTTGATAATTGAGACAACAGGTGCAATATTGTTAGATAAATCTTTCATATACTACCCCTTATGTTGAACACTTCAGCTTTCTAATAGCTTCAGCTTGAATGACTTGACCACCAACTCTTCGTCTTGCAACATATCGGACATTACCACTAGTAGCTTGAGTGAAAGGATCACGCAAGATAGCTAGTTGTACTCTGTCAACGACCATGTAGCCCCTGTTGAAGTCACCGAAAAGCACTGGATAGGTATTACTACCTTCACTTGGCATATCAGTAGCTTCCACATAAGGGAAACCAAGAATTGTTGATGGCGCACCACCGATTAAACTCATACCCGCTTGGAACACATATTGTCCCGCAGTATCTTTAAGTTTCCTGATTGCCGCCAATGAAGTTCTGTTAAAAACAAAAGTTCCATTTCTAGCATAGTCACTTTTTACTGCGTGAACCAATGAGATCAAGCCATCTGCAAGAATCGTGCTAGCGTGTCCGCTAACAGTTTCGCCTACAGAACTGTTGGTCAAAAGACCTTCAGGGCGACCTACTGAACTACCACTAACGAATGCAGTACCTTCTGCCTTAGCAAACTGCTCGGCAAACTCACCTGACATTTCTGCTTCAAGATCAAAGACGGTGTCTTCTAAATCTTGTTCAGAGATATCAACCAATGCGTACATTTCGTGAGTAGGTATCTCTTCCATCCCAACTGCATATCCAGTTGTTTCGGAACGTGTACCACTCTCTGCAACCCATTGTGCTGAGAACTGACCAGTTCTTTTTGGCATTTGGACTGATCTTTGACCCGTTGAGCGTATTCTAGCGATGCTTCTGATTGGAGACATTTCTGTCACAGTCTTAAGCATTTCTTGAACATACTCAGGTGGAGCCAAATATCCGCCTGTGGTGTCATTAGAAACAGTTAGAACTTTAAGTTCCATCTCATCTAATGATTCTTTGCCCTTTCTCAAATACTTTTCAAAGACAACTGCTTTCTCGTCAATGTCTTGTGTAGAAAGTCCCATCTCTGGTCTTTTCAACATAGTTTCAATGCGATCAACTTGATCTTTTACTTGGTCTTGAGCCTGAGCTTGCTTAGTCAACGCTTGGTTGACATCTTCTAACTTGTCCATGTCAGCTTCAATTTTAGCCAACTTTTCTTCAGTTAAAGGATCAGCAGAACCCTTTTCTTCAATTTCCGCTAAACGCTTGTCGTTTGTGGCTTTAAATTCCTCAAACGCTTTGCCCATATCAGAAATAGCTTCCTTAACGATATTTTCTTCAGACATGATTATTCCTTAGTTATTTTTGTTAAGAATGTTGTTGTTTGCCTTATGGCTTTTAAGAGTTCTATGTCACTCTCTTCATCAGCATCACGCTGTGCGAAAGTGTCATGCAGTGCTTTTGCACCGACTTTAGCATCAGACCTAGAAAAGTTGAAAGCATCACGCAGTCCTTTCTCTAAATCCCTGATGTTCATTTCCTCCCCTTTGACAGCTTGTATTCTTGCTCTCGTATTCATGGGGAAAGTGACTAGACTTATTTCCATCAAGTCTAGCTCTTTTAAGTGTCGTTTTTTTCCTTTTGGATCATATATCTGTTTTGCAGGATCAGCTTTATAACCAATAGACATACCGTCAAGTGCGCCCATCTTCATCAATTCGTATGCTTCTCTTCCTCCCTGTGTTCCCATTGCAAGTTGCCCTTCAACCCTAAGACCTTTATTGTCTTCTCTGATTTCGTTGAATATTCCAATGGGTGCATCGGTTTTGTGTTGCCATAACATCTTAACGCCTCTTGCGCCTCTGTCGTTGATGCTTTTTAGGAATGCTCCCTTTTCTACAATGTCATTCCCTAAGTCTTTGTTTCCAAATATTGAACCATAACCAACAAAAGTTCCCTCTTGCTCGCTTTCTGCTTTAAGTTCACATGATGTTTCAAAATGCTCGGTCTTGATTTCAGATTCCATATTTACCTCTACCTGTTTATCTTGTTCTTGGTCAATAGTGTTATCGTCATTCTGCATAGAATTTTCCTCTATAGAAATGCAAGCATTGTCACTGACTGTAGTCATGTTTTACAACCGTAGCCCAGTTTTTCTAAAGAATCAAGGAAAAATGGCTTCACCATTTGCGTTCTAAGGCACTTTGATGGGCTAGGGAATACCCTAGTAACCCCTAAATTAGACTGAATCTTCATAAATAATGACACATCTACAGTTTATTGTTTCGCTTGCTCCTCCACTTGGATCGCTCTTCCGATCTATTTCCTTGCCTCCAACAATGAACTTACCGTGCATAGGAACTACTTGATTATTCGCTATATGATGAGAGGCTCTTGTTCTCATGTCTCCTACGCTTACCCATCTTTTCTTTAATTCAAGATCAAGATTTTCTGTGACATCGGTGTGATACTTGTGGTTCGCCCATGATGAGGCGTTATGGGTTTCTGTTCTTGCAATGGTGTTTGCTCTTATTCTGCTAATTACGGGTGCGCTGTCTCTTAGTTTCTTTGCGATTTGTGTGAGCGTTAATCCTTCACCAAATCCTGTCTCAATTATTCCTTGTATTCTTTTGCTTAGTTGACGTGATATTCCTGTCAACCTCAATTCGTTCCTAGATATATACCCAGTGACCACTTGTTCAAAGTCAACATTGCTAAAATCAAAAGCATCGTCTTTTCTTGTGAGGTTCTCATAAACATTGGAGTTCCTTTCGTAGATGGCAAGAAATGTTTTTTTATAATGTCTGCGCAAAAGAATGGTCAACAACTCTTGAAACTCTCTTCGTGATCTTTGTGGGATATAGTTGGATTCAGTGAGGTTTTTTGCTTGCTTCATAATGTGTTGCCTTATGAGCGTTTGCAACCTAGAAAAAAGAGTGACCTCTAGGTTTGTCCTCATTCTAAGTTGAGCCAATACCTCGTTACGATAATTAAGTCTTCGCCTAAAAAGGCGATTCAAATTGTTGGGAACATCAACTGCTAGATTAGTTCGCCTTAGAGCCATTGCTATTTGTCAGTATTGATATTGCTGTCTCGTGCAATTTGCTTCCGTTTTCTATTTGCTTTACTTTATCGCCAGTCAGAGCTTCATATTCTTCATGTGTTTTGCATGGCATATAGATCGTTTGTCCATCTTCATCGTGCATATGTATACCAACACAACCTATCTCTTTTGCTCTTTCTTCTGCTTCCTGTGGTGTGCTAAATACATCATCTCTGACTTCTTCTTTCTTGTCTTTGCTTCTCAATGGGTGTCCTTCAGGGAATAGGTCTGTATCGTGTTTTCCACCCTTAAACTTTCCACTACCTAATGCTCTTAAGAAACTGTTGACTCTTGCCATAGCCCATTGTTCAGGACTGCTAACATTAGGTCTTACGCTTTGTGGGTTTGTTCTATAAGCACCTACCCCTCTGTTATAAACCTTTTCAAGCATTCCCATTGTGACTCTTTTTGTTTTGTTATCACCATATTTATCATTGTGATCGTCAACTTTGTTTTTGATTGCTTTCCTAGTCTTGCCAGTCAGTGCTTTTGACTCGTTCTCTATTTGTTTAACCTTTTTCTTTGACCAAGAGAATCCTGCATCTCCGCCCCATAAAGCCCATGCAATACGACCATTACTGGGATATCCTTTTTCACCTTGACTAAAACCTTCTGCTTGTTTGTCTACTTCGTGCCTTGAAAAGAAACTAAACATTCTCTTTACGGTTTTGGGTGTAAGATTTTCTCTCTTTACTAATTGGCTTGCTCTTGTGCTACCCACATTAGTACCACCCCTACCGAACTTTTTTCTCCATTCAAGACCCCTCTTAGCCTCTGTTGCCATAGATGATGTTGGTTTGAAATCAATATCTGATATGGCTTTCTCTTCTTCATATGTTTTTTCATCGTCTTCTTCTTCAACGGGTGCGTCTGGAATTGTTGCGCCTAATGGGAATAAACTTGCATTAACTAGAATGTCATCGCCACCTTCTATCGGTTCCATATCCAATCTTTCTCTTGCTTCGTTTCTTGTAATGATCCCATCTCTAACAGCCGCGATTACATTTTCATAAATCATTTTTCGCCTTTCTGTGAGTGCAGGGATAGAGTCAATGTCATACACCACTCTAATATTCTCTTCAAATTGTGGAACCAACCATTCGTTAATATCTTCTTGCACTCTTTGCATTAAAGGAATAATGGTTTCTTCATATAATGCCAATCTTGCTTCTGCCATGTTTGAATAGGTTTGTGCATCAGGAACCCCAATCAGTTGACTCGGAACACCGAAACACAATGCAATGTCTTTAGCCGCCAAATGCCTCAGGTTTAAAAAGTCCATATCTCTAGGACTCATCCCCATTTCTTTCCAATCAAAGTCACCCTCTAACAATAGCGGTCTGCCTGTGTTGCTCGTTCCACTGAACCTGTTTTTTAGGTCGGTTAGCAATTGTTGTCTTTGTGATTCGCTCAAATAAGTAGGCATACCTGAGTCATCTTGTGGTTTGAATACGACAGCACCCGATGGTCTCGCTCCATTGAACAATAAATTGACATTGTGTTTTCCCGATAGATTGTATTGGTCTACATCTACCGAAGCCGCCTTCATTGGCGACATTCCATAATGGTCATCAAGAGGATGCCACATTTTCATGTGTTTGACGTCTGACAAGCCTGTTTCGTTGTCTACTTCATATTTTTCTATAACCCTACCGTTGACTACATATTCATAACGCATTGGTATACTTCTAGCTCCTGCAACAATCTTCATGCGGTCTGGTCTTAGTAAATGCAGTTCTTTAGGTGGTTGACTCTCCGGACCCGATCTTAATAAATAAGCATTACCGCTTAACAACATATAGGAATATAAAGAGTTGAAGTATTCTGCTCCTGACATGAGAGGCGATGGTCTATTGAGCAATGACTTTATTGGATGTTCCTCAAGCTCGGTCTCTCCACTGAACACTTTAAAAGCAACGCTTGATGCGCCTTGTGCGATTTCATTGACACAACGATAAGCAATTGCGTTCTTTACATATCCTTCGTCAGCTAGGTCTTCGTATTTGTCTTTGCTTGGTGCTGATGATCCAATTCCATAATATTGAACCACTGGTGCTTGTTTAACATCTTCTCCTATAGCAAACACATTCTTTAATCTAAATCTGTCATACCATGCCATTAAGTTATCCTCCCTTTTGCTACGCCACCCGTTTGCGACAAGTGGGTTAATGCCCAAACCATTGCATCCAATCTATCAGGCGATGGCTTTCTTTGCCCAATAAAAGAACACATTTGATCTTCTAATTCAGGAAAGCTACCAATGTGGTGAACTTTCCGTTGTTCATATAACGCAGATATCGGCTCTGCTCTTATCATTTTCCCTCTGGATGCGGTGACTGCGGTATATGGAATATTGGTATCAAAAGTCCTAATAACCCTTTCTACTAAGTCACCACCATTGTTCACTTCTGCAATAACTCTATCAGCTTCCCATTTATAATAGCACTGAACCGCCAGTTTTGCCCAGCTATCTGGGGGCATTTTGCCACTCACATCATCCAGTATATG